TCCTCTGCTTATGGCAAATGCCAACCAAATGCCGTATTTGAAAGACTGGAGCTATGGAATGAGGCGGCGTATTTGCATTATTCCCTTTGAGGTGGAGATACCCAAAGCCCGGCAGAAAAAAGAACTGTCACGGGATTTGGAGGCCGAATACCCAGCTATATTCAATTGGATATTGGAAGGACGTGACCGTTTTATCGCCAATGGTTATAAGTTGACAGACAGTAAGGAGCTTGAAAATGTCATGGATGAATATCAGTCGGAAAGTAGTACCGTAATGAAGTTCATGTATCAAATGAACTATCTGTGCCGCTATGAGGAAATTGCCGATATTGAACCCAAATGGATGTCTTCGGCCATTCTGTACCGGAAATATTGCAAATGGTGTAAGGACAATAATACCAAAGAAGAGAATGTGACAGTATTCGGACGTATTCTTTCGGAAGCCGGTTATCGTAAAAAAAGAACCCCGAATGGTCAGGTGTATGGTTTGTATGGAACAGCCTTGACGGAAAAACTCTATTATGAGAAACGGGAAGACCTACGGGGCAACTATAAGCAAAGGATTGCCAAACCGGTTTACAAAGATGGCAAACGATATGCCTATACCCATGAAGGACTTGCGGCCTGCTTGTCATTAAGCATTTATCAAATCCAGCGTTTGTTCCGGGAGAAGAAACTGGAAGGGACGTACCACATGGAGAAAAGAACAACAGTTTTTGACTTGGACGCTGTGGAGAAGATTATCAAACAATTAAAAATAAGAACCAAATAGTATGATCGCACCGGATGAATTTGCAGAGGTTATTGAAAGAATAGATAACCTACGGGGAACATTAGAAATCCCTATGCCAGCTGAATTTCATGTAAATCAAATGAAGCGTGAGCTTGAAGAAGTATCAAACAAATTAAAACGAATTTACGTTGAGGAAGAAGATGAAAATCCGTGGGAGGAATAAGAATGGCAGTAAAATTTAGACATAAGGAAACGGGACTGTTCTTTTGCAGGGCAAAGGGATTATCACCTTCAATAAAAATGTATAACGAATTAGGAGAAGAAGCTATTTTCAGGAAAAGAAATCTTTCTAAGAGAGGAAGAATCTATGAGACGGCTACTGAAAATCAAAAAATACTGTGGATTGGAGAAAAACATGAGGATGAATTTGAAATTGTAGATGTTTGATTATGAGTAGAAATTGGAAGGAAAAGGCTGCATATAGATATGTGCATTTGGGCATTCCAATTCCGACATATCTGTTTTGCATAAGGAAAAAATGGTGGAGGCATAACTTTGATATTGGAGAAATGCGCTATAAAAGGAAAGAATATATTGAGAAACAATTAAATAAAGATATGTATGAGCAAAAAAACAAATGGTATTCAGGTAGGTAACTTTATTGTTACGAGGGATAATGGCAGTGAACATGACTGGATCAGCATTAAAGCTGTGTCAGGTTTTTGGAGTATGCGTTTTAGGGATGACAACGGAATGTTCTCCCGGATTCGTGAGTTAGCCAACAATAAGGAACTTCGAGAATATTTAGAAACATGGATCAAAGTCTGTTTCCTTATTAGTAATGCAACCCCCGATGTTAAGTTTATGGAAGAGTTTTTTAAAAGTTATTCTGATCTTACCGAACGGCTACGAGGCTTGCAGCAACCGGTATCACCGGAAGATGATGCCAAGATACTGGAAGAAGAGAGAAACATGAATAGTATCAAGGAAGGTATTAAGGAGGAACGTAAAAATGAGGGTACCGACTGATAAGGAAATTGAAGAGGCCAAAGAATATCTCCGTCAACGTCTGGATGCGGAGCTGTCCATGCGTACCAATCTTCAAATTGTGATGATCGAGGCGGCAAAACAAATTATAGATATTTCATACCGGTACAAGATCAGCCCTGAACTATTCCGTTTTTCAGCAAACAGACAGTTGCAGGAGGAAGTGGATGCCATAATTTTATCTCTTCTTGAAATAATTGAAGACTATACTTATACTTTGGCGGTAGCGACACATGAGGACAATAAGGATGCAATCATAACATGTATAACGCGAGAATCATACGGCAAAACCTTCACACAACGTGCAAGAGAATATGTTTACCGGTTTTCAAAGGAGGTTGAAACGGCCATTGCCGCCGGATTACTACTGAACCTTTCCAAAGACAAACTACTTTCATCTATCAGGCAGTCGGTAAAAACGCCATTGCTTAATGAGCATGTACAGAGAGCTATTTCAAAGGGTTATCCGATTATTTTAAGACTCGGTGTTCAGGAGTCTTTTGGAGTAGGACGTACTGTAAGCTCTTGGACTGCACTGTCAGATTTGACGGAGTATGCTGTGGCAGAGGGTTGGATGAAGCATTGGGAATTGCAAGCTAAAGCCAGTGGAGCCGTAGGGTTCTTTGTCATGCGTGGCAGCTCCTATCCTTGTAACATTTGTGACGATGAAGTCGGATTTCATGTGGAATGGGACAAATTACCACCGTATCACGGTCATTGTAAATGCTTTGCTGTTTCCGTATCAGCAATATAATTATTTAATAGGTTAAATATCAGAATTATTATGTTTGGAATATCGTTAATCAGCACAAAGAAACTCAATCATCTTGCATCAGAATGCAGCAAACTGGCTATTGCCAATGTTGAGCTTTCAAAACAAAATGCGACACAATCTAAAACTATTATGGAACTTACTGGAGAAGTCCGGGTGCTAAACTCTAAAATCCTTCTGAATGAAAGTATCAATGATGATCTGCAAAAGAAGCTTAACCGGAAATATCCTCGAAAGCCTTATAATAAAAAATTGTATCGAAAGTAGTGTCATATTCAATTCATTCATTACATTTGCAATGTAGAAGCTGACTTGTTATAACACAAGCTTATCAACCAAATTGTTGAAAAAGTAAAGCCTCTGTCTATTTTATGTAGGCAGAGGCGGCTTTTTCCGATGTATAGTTACATTGGATTCGGAGCGCGAAGTACGAGATTGCTTTCGCGCTCCGCGTTTTGGTACAGATCATTTTGCATTACCCTCTTTACTTTCATTTTTCTTGATTTTCAGTTGATATAGCAAGTCAGCTTGTTGCTGTTCCTTATATTCACGCATGATACGATCCCATTCATTGTTTTTCCCATAACCGGATTCTTCTGAGCCGGTTTCTTTTGATAAAATACCGGCACCGACTAATTGTACCAAGTTCGATACCAATTCGGCTGCATTTTGGTGGACGTATGGAACTGCCCACGAAAAAATTTTCAAATTGAGGAATTTGGTAAGTTGGCCTTTTTCTGTTCCATATCCGTGCAGGAACAGCCGTTTCATTTTGTCTATTGATTCGTCAAATTCCTTGCAGTCAATCATGGCTTTTTCCAAAGATGGTGAATAGATCAACTTGATAGCAACACCCGGCAAATCTCCTGACTTTACTTCGGGAGGCATGACAACAAAACTCCCCATAAAAATCATTTTAAGTAATGTATTAATTTGAAGTTCAAATGATTGTGATGCTTCGGGACGATTCATAAAGCCTGCATCATCATCCTTCCCCATAGTGATAGCTTTTACCGCACCATACATATCTCCCTGAATCTCAACATCTTCACCTTTAAGCAACATGATAGGGAATGCGTATGCCATATTGTTCTGACACAAATGGGAAATAGCCAGTTCGTACTTGTCGATATTATCTTGTGAAAAGCTCCAGCAGGCACCGTGTTTGTCCCGATAATATACAACCGGACATTCGGTAAATCCATGATCGTGTTCTTCCACTAATGTATATCCTTCAATACCGAAATACTGTTTCAATTTGTTTATTGCTCCGACTATTCCCCTTTTATCCTGACGGTAACGGTACATTTTTTTATTGTCCCACACTTCTACCCAAGAAATGAGTTCCTTTCCCTCTTCGTCATAGTCACTGTATCGTCGGGCAAACAGTGTCATTTGACCGGTTATGGAGTCGTAGTGAGGATAAAGAGTGTCACCATCAAAATAGGAGAGATTCTTGGTGAATACCTTACCTTCATTCATATAGAATACGATTGCTGCATCTCCCGTTATTTTTACACTTTTGGCATATTCGTAAAATGCAATCTCCATATTCTTATCCAGCCATCCTTTTTGAAATTCGAGAAATATTTCCCGCGAACTATCATCGACTTTGGTATCGGTCAGCTCATGATGAATGTCATTGCCACATAGATGTACAAGCTGTTGAATAGTGATTATCATCTGAAAGGGAAAAGAGGCACGGAATACTTTTTCTCGGAAGAACCGTTTCTTCTCTTCGTCATATTTCAGTCTATCCGGGTAAAACAATTCTGAATTGATCTTGTGCCCTGAAGGATAAAACTCACGGATAAAATCAGCCTGCGAAATGAGTTGCCATGTCAGCCT